CACAGCAGGCCGCAACGGATACAGCACCTGGTCAGCCTGGGACGCAGACGGCAGAGAGTGGAAATTCCAGAAGGATGTCAGCATCAGCGGACCGGACAGCGAAAAATGCGAACTGGTAACCCCGATCCTTCACTACAGCGACATGGAAACCCTGCAGGAACTAATCAGAAGGCTCCGCAAGGCAGGAGCAAAAAGCGATGCGACAAGAGGATGCGGAGTACATATTCACATCGGAGCAAACGGCCACACAGCACAGACCCTGAGAAATCTTGCAAACCTGATGGCAAGTCACGAGCGTCTTATCGCAACTGCCCTGAAAATAAACGAAGGCAGAATGAGCCGCTACTGCAGAACGGTCAATCCGAATTTCCTCGCAAAGCTCAACAGCAAAAAGCCGAAAACGATGAGCCAGCTTGCAGACATCTGGTACGAAGGTAACGGTGCAGACTACGGCAGAAGCCACCACTACAACGAAAGCCGCTACCACATGCTCAACCTCCACGCAACCTTTACAAAGGGAACGGTTGAATTCCGCCTTTTCCAATTCGATGCACCAAGCGGCGGCAAGCAGAACGGACTCCACGCAGGACAGCTCAAAAGCTACATTCAACTTTGCCTTGCACTCAGCGAGATGGCAAAGGAGCTCAGAACAGCAAGCCCCAGAGAACAGCAGAAAGAAAATCCGAAATACGCAATGAGGACTTGGCTTTTAAGACTCGGATTCATCGGAGAGGAATTCGCCACAGCAAGGGACATCCTTACAAGAAACCTTGACGGCGACACAGCCTTCAGACACGGCAGAGCTTAAGGAACAGCCTCCTGCCCCCTGACCGCCACGGACGGCGGTCTTAAGGTGGTAGAAGGGTATTCCTTCGGAAAGGATGAACTACCATGAGTAAAGAAAAACGCTATTACATTGCCTACGGCAGCAACCTGAATATGGAGCAGATGATGAGAAGATGCCCCGGAGCAAAGCCCATCGGAACTGCGATGCTGGAGCATAATATCCTTTATTTCAGGGGCAGCGGATCAGGCTATTATCTGACTATCGAGCCGAAGATTGGCAGCAAAGTTCCGGTCGCAGTCTGGGAGATAACACCGAAGGATGAAGAGGCGCTTGACCGCTACGAGGGGTATCCGAGGTTTTATTACAAGTACGATTACACCCTCAAGGTCAGGCTGCTTGACGAGAAAACCACGAAGGAACTGCGTTGCTTTGCCTACATAATGACAGAAGGCCGCAGGGTAGGACTGCCGACAAACTATTACCTTACAACTTGCATGAAGGGTTATAAGGACTTTGGTTTTGATACGAGGATACTTACCAGAACGGTAGAAAGGATGAAGAAAATATTATGGAAACAGCTGAGATTAAAATAAGGACTTGCCCGATATGCGGTCAGGAGTACACCGGCCGCCCTGCAATATCGAGAACAGACTGCGAAACACCGATCTGCCCGGACTGCGGAACAAGACAGGCATTAACCTCTATCGGTATTGATGCGGAGGAGCAGGAAAAAATCCTTGATGCGATACACCGCAGCATGGACAGATGTACACAAGACAAACCCTGATTCTTTGTCAGATATATGTGTGCAGAATTGCTTGATAATACCTCCGACAAGAGTTAATATGTGTTACACACAAAGGGAAACAAACCCTGAAATAAAAAACGGAGGTACAGCATTATGAAAAGAGAAAACGCATTTTTCGAGGAAATGAAGAGAACAGGACACGCTTGGGAGAGCGAGCGCAAGGCAAGACTGGAGCAGCGCAGGGAGATCGAAAAGACCTACGGCTACTGCAGCGAGGAATACAGCAACTGGCTTGCAGAGAACAAGGACATTCCCTTCCCCTTCACAGACGGTGCAAACAAAGCCTACAGAGCATGGGCGGGCAGCATCGAGAACGACGCAGACGAGTTCGAGTTTTCGGATCTCCTTTGGGACAGAGAGGTAGCGGATTTTGTTGACACCCTCCGCAAGGCAGGCATTACGGAATTCGTCTACACAGGCAAAAGCACAGCCCTGATGGAGAACATCCACCAGCTTGCCGCCGAGGGCTGCACCATGACAGGGCTTTACACAAGAATTAAGAAAGAATTCTGGGGAGAAACCGAAATTCAGGGGATCAGGTTCAGCGTAAACTGAGCCTGACTGCCGCCCGAAAGAGGGTGGTTTTTCTCCTCATATATACACAATTTACCGTCAAAATCAGTCGGAAATGATTGTGTGATAGTTGTATTGATAAGTACCTCCGAAAGAGTTAATATACAGCTACAAAAACAAAACGGAGGTAAACCACCATGAAAAAGATAAGCAGGAAAACAGAGAAAGCCCTTGAAAAGATAGCAATGACAGCAAGCTACAGCCTTGAGTGTAGGGGCGGCATAGACGAAAGAAACAACGACAGCGAGGACTTCCCGGAAATCAGTATAAGAGCCTTGCAGGAGATGCTGGAGCAGGCTTACCTCCTCGGCAGAGCAGATGCCGGGGGAAAAAGATAAGGGAGGTACGGAGCAATGACAAACACACAGATTGGAATGAAGGTACAAGCATACAAAGGAAACTGCATAGGACTTCTGATACAGAGTACCACGTGGCAGGGCGAGATAATTAAGGTCAATAAAAAGAGCATAAGGGTTCGCCTGACGGAAAGCACCAGTACCTTCGGCAGCAAGACCACGAGCCATTTTGAAAACCTCTGCACTGAAAAAACCTACCGTTTTGTAAAAATATTGAGTGACGGACGCAGCCTTTACCGCAGCGAATCAGACCTCTACGGACACATAAAGCTTTGATATAATACACACTACTACACAATTACCCGCCCGGATGATTGTGTAGTAATCGTATTGATAAGTACACCTGAAAGAGTTAATATGTGTACACAACAAGGGAACAACCCTACAAAAAAACAAACGGAGGTACACCACCATGAAAAGAGAAAGAAAGATTACAAAGAAGGACATCAAGGAGATCGCAAAGAAATACGACCTCGACCCGATTTGGATTCAGGACATCGTAAACGACATGGAGAGCGACGGCATAAGGGTAACGAGAGGGGACATTGAAGACATGTACCTCAACGGTGACCTTTTCTGAGGAGGGAACGACAATGACGAGCAGAGAAAGAACCGAGCTTGCAAAGCTGCAAAAGGAATACAACGAGCTGCATGAGCGGCTCGGATACAGCCGGAGCGAAAGAACCTGCCGGGCGATAAACAACAGGCTTGACGAGATTTGCAGGAAGATGGACAGACTGATAAGCGGAGGAAAAACCAATGAACAGATTTGAAAAAGACCTTCTTGAGGCCCTTGACGGAAATGAGAAGGAGGTTCTGGAGCGAAGAAAAAAGGACCTTGACCGCATTTTCAGCGAAGGCAAAGCCTGCAAAAACGGATACCGCAGACAGTGCCTTGCACAGGAATATAACAGGCTCAAGGCTGAATACGATTACATTAACGGACAATTCTGAAAACTCCGAGGGCACACCGTTGAGGTGTGTTTCTCGTTCATATAAATACTCTTTTACAGTCGCAGTAATGCGGCTTTTTTTATTGGGGGTGATTTTATGGATCTTTCAGAAATTATGAAACTTAGTCAGGAGGCTATCGCAGGACAGTCTGTTTGACGGGAGGTGTAGTTTTGAAGAAGCTGAAAAATTATAAGCCGACAAAATTCAAACTGAAATCTTCAGTTTACGATAAAGACAAAGCTGACTTTGCCGTAATGTTCATCGAACAGCTGTGCCATACAAAAGGAACATGGGCAGGTAAGAGATTTGAGCTGCTGCCCTGGCAGGAGCAGATAATCCGTGACCTTTTCGGCATTGTTAAAACCAACGGATACAGGCAGTTCAATACCGCATACATTGAGATTCCAAAGAAAAACGGCAAGAGTGAACTGGCTGCAGCAATTGCCTTGCTGCTTTGCTGTGGTGACGGAGAAGAACGAGCCGAGGTTTACGGCTGTGCATCAGACCGCCAGCAGGCAAGCATTGTTTTTGATGTTGCTGCTGATATGGTCAGGATGTGTCCGGCTCTGAATAAGCGTGTCAAGATATTAGCATCGCAGAAGCGCATACAGTTTCTGCCTACGAACAGCTTTTATCAGGTGCTATCCGCTGAGGCATACAGCAAGCACGGCTTCAACATTCACGGTGTGGTTTTTGACGAGCTTCACAGCCAGCCGAACCGAAAGCTCTTTGATGTTATGACAAAGGGTTCAGGTGATGCAAGAATGCAGCCGCTTTATTTTCTTATCACCACTGCCGGAACAGATACCCACAGCATCTGCTATGAAACACACCAAAAGGCACAGGATATTCTTGACGGCAGAAAAAATGACCCGACTTTTTATCCTGTTATTTACGGTGCGGATATTTCTGAGGACTGGACTGACCCGAAGGTCTGGAAAAAAGCTAATCCCTCTCTTGGGATAACGATAGGAATGGATAAGGTTCAGGCGGCTTGTAATTCGGCACAGCAGAATCCGGGAGAAGAAAATGCTTTCAGGCAGCTCCGTCTTAATCAATGGGTAAAGCAGGCTGTCCGATGGATGCCTATGGAGAAATGGGATAAATGTGCCTTTGCGATAAACACCGAGGAGCTTGAAGGTCGTGTTTGCTACGGCGGTCTTGACCTGTCCAGCACTACTGATATAACGGCTTTTGTACTCGTTTTTCCTCCGACTGATGAAGATGATAGATACTATGTTCTGCCCTATTTCTGGATTCCTGAAGATAACACTGACCTTCGTGTCAAGCGTGACCATGTGCCCTATGACATCTGGGAACGACAGGGGTTTCTTGAAACGACTGAGGGCAATGTTGTTCATTACGGCTACATTGAAAAATTCATAGAACGGCTCGGTGAACGCTTTAATATCAGAGAAATAGCCTTTGACAGGTGGGGTGCTGTGCAGATGGTGCAGAACCTTGAGGGCATGGGATTTACCGTTGTCCCCTTCGGACAAGGCTTTAAGGATATGTCGCCACCCACAAAGGAGCTTATGAAACTGACACTTGAGCAGAGAATAGCTCACGGCGGACACCCAGTGCTGCGATGGATGATGGATAATATTTTTATCCGCACCGACCCTGCCGGAAATATCAAGGCAGATAAAGAAAAATCTACTGAAAAGATAGATGGTGCAATAGCCACTATTATGGCACTTGACCGTGCTGTCAGATGCGGCAATGTGAATACCGAAAGCGTATATGATTCCAGAGGTATTTTATTTATATAATTTCAGACAATGACGCACGAAAATCTTGACTAAGAGAAATTTTAAGGTATAATAGTTATAAAAGATGTAAAGACTATATATGCTATTCCGGAGGTGCGTTATGAAGGAGCTTATAAACAGACCGCAATATATAGAGCAGCTTATACAGAACAAGGATGTTGATCTTGTAAAAATCGTGACAGGAATAAGACGCTGCGGAAAATCATCCATTCTTGATCTGTATCATCAGTATCTTTCCGAAAACGGAGTGGATGAATCGCATATTATCTATATGAATTTAGAATCACTCCGCTTTCGTGATATAACCGACCATATAAAGTTCTATGATTATGTTGCAGAACAAATTCAGCCGGACGGCAAGACATACCTTATCTTTGACGAGCTGCAGAATGTCCCGAGTTGGGAAAAAGCAATCGAGTCATTCCGACTGGATTATGACGTTGATATTTATATCACAGGTTCTAACGCTTATTTGCTTTCGACTGAGTTTTCAACGCTTCTTTCGGGCAGATATGTTGAGATCAAAGTCCTTCCGCTTTCTTTCAAGGAGTTTCTGACATTCTATGATTTTGATACATCAGTTACGATGGAGGAAAAGTTTCAGAAGTATCTGCAGTTCGGCGGTATGCCGATACTGAGAGAGTACAAATTTAACGAAGCACGGGTCAATCAGGCATTGGAGGGAATTTACTCAACCGTTGTACTCAAAGATATATTACTGCGGAACAGTCAGGCTGATAATGCAACGCTTCAGAAAATCATGCGTTTTATGTGTTCCAATATCGGCAGCATAACTTCCCCGAATAATATAGGAGTTATTCTTTCAAATGAGGGTGATATACGAGAGGGAAAGTCCAAGGGTATCGCAGGAAAAACGGTCAATAAGTACATTTCAATGCTTTGCAGTGCCTATATTTTTTCATCTGTCGGAAGATATGATGTAAAGGGTAAGCAGCTTTTGAAAACGCTGGAGAAAAACTACATCATCGATCTGGGCTTTCGGAATATGCTTTTGGGCTACCGTGACGCAGACCGGGGGCATATAATAGAGAATATCGTTTATCTTGAACTGATACGCCGTGAATGGCGGGTTTATATAGGCAAGGTCGGAGAAACAGAGGTAGATTTTGTTGCGGAAAAGCCTGGCGATAAGCTGTATATTCAGGTTACAGAAAGTATTCAGTCGCCGGAAACAAGAGAGCGTGAGCTTCGTCCGCTGCAAATGATACGTGATAACTATGAAAAGATCATTCTTTCAATGGATAGGGATTTTATCACTTCCTATGAAGGTATCAAGTCGATAAATCTGATTGACTGGCTGTTGTTGGAATGAGATCAAAAAATATAAAAATACGGAGGAGCATCTGCTGATAATGGCAGGTGCTTTTTTCATGCCGTTTTTGAAGGGAGATAAAAAACTATGGGACTTATAAGCAGAATATTTCGGAGCAGAGATGCACCCAAAAACGCTACAGCCGGCAGCGGATACAGCTTTCTGCTCGGTTCATCCGCAAGCGGAAAATCAGTTAATGAAAGATCGGCTATGCAGATAACGGCTGTGTACTCCTGTGTGAGAATACTCTCAGAAGCAGTAGCAAGCCTGCCGCTGCACTTATATAAATACACCGACACAGGCACGGCAAAGGCAACTGAACATTTGCTGTATTTTCTTCTGCATGATGAACCAAACAAAGAAATGACTTCATTTGTTTTCAGGGAGACACTTATGACGCACCTGCTTTTATGGGGAAATGCCTACGCACAGATCATCCGCAACGGCAAGGGCGAGGTATTGGCACTATATCCTCTTATGCCGGACAGGATGAATGTTGACCGTGATGAACACGGAAATATTGTTTATGAATACATGGTAAGTCAGGAGGATGCACCGATAAATAAAGGCTCTACGGTAAAGCTGTCACCGAGCGAGGTACTGCATATCCCCGGATTAGGCTTTGACGGTCTTATCGGCTACAGCCCCATTGCTATGGCAAAAAATGCGATAGGACTTGCCATAGCAACAGAAGAATACGGCAGTAAGTTTTTCGCCAACGGTGCTACCCCAAGCGGAATACTTGAATATCCGGGAACGGTAAAAGAGCCGGAGCGTGTGCGTGAGAGTTGGAATAAAGGCTTCGGCGGTGAGAATAATCATAAGGTCGCAATTTTAGAGGAGGGTATGAAATATACCCCTATTTCTATCTCTCCGAATGAAGCACAATTCCTTGAAACGAGAAAATTTCAGATTGACGAAATTGCGAGGATATTCCGTGTGCCGCCGCATATGGTCGGTGATCTGGAACGCAGTACTTTTTCAAATATTGAAAATATGTCGCTGGAGTTTGTCAAATACACGCTTGCACCCTGGGTGACAAGATGGGAGCAGAGTCTTTCTCGCTGTGTTTTTAATGATGATGAAAAGCGGCAATTATTTTTCAAATTCAATGTTGACGGACTTCTGCGTGGCGACTATCAGAGCAGAATGAACGGTTACGCAACGGCACGACAGAACGGCTGGATGTCGGCAAACGATATCCGTGCATTAGAAAATCAGGATATGATTCCCGACGAGGAGGGTGGAAACCTTTACCTCATCAACGGAAATATGCTGCCCCTGAATCAGGCAGGAGCAGCCTACGAGCAAAATAATAACGGCATATCAGAAGGAGACTGAATATGAACAAATTCTGGAAATGGAAAAAGCAAAAGGTCATCAATCAGGACGGCGGCGAGGGCGTTGAAAGAGTCCTTGAGCTGCGTGGAACTATAGCAAGCGAATCGTGGTATGACGATGATATAACACCTAAGATGTTCAAAGACGAGTTGCTTTCCGGCAGCGGCGATATTACGGTCTACATCAATTCTCCGGGCGGCGATTGTGTGGCGGCAGCACAGATATACAATATGCTGTCCGAATATCCCGGCAAAGTCACTGTAAAAATTGACGCTATTGCGGCATCGGCAGCAAGCGTTATAGCAATGTCGGGAGATACAGTCCTGATGTCACCCTGCGCTGTCCTGATGATCCACAACCCCGCCACAATCGCATTCGGCGATCATAACGAGATGCAGAAGGCAATCGATATGCTTGCCGAAGTAAAGGAAAGCATCATCAACGCTTATCAGCTGAAAACAGGTCTGTCCCGTGCAAAGCTCTCCAAGCTGATGGAGGCGGAAACATGGATGTCAGCTCATAAGGCTGTGGAGCTTGGCTTTGCAGACGATATCTTCGGAAAGAAAAACGATAAGTCTGCCGAAGAAGATGAGCAGGAAGATGACGAAACCAATCAAGAAAATACACCAAACGAGGATGAAGATGATGAAGAGGAGCAGAAGAATGCGACCTCTTTTTTATTTTCCCGTAAGGCTGTAAACGCAAGTCTGCTGAACAAGCTGACAAAGAAAAATACAGAAACAAACGGTCATCCTGTCGCTGAGATATTTGACCGTCTGGATACAATTCAAAAATTCATTTAAGGGAGGAAATTGACTATGACTGATAGAGAGAAATTCTTGAATACAGCGAGGAGCTATATCGGCAAAGACGGTTATTTCGTCTGCAAAACAAAACTTGCTCTTGATGCAGTATACGACTGGTGTGCCTTTGCCGTATCCGCAATTATGAAGGACTGCGGTTTTATCGGAAAGTACACAAGCGGTGTGCATTCCTTTGCATCCGATGAAGGCAGGTACGGTGACGGCAAATACGGTACGTGGTTTCTGAAATATTCACAGGCAGTACAGCCGGGCGATATTATCATGTTCCGTTATTCGAGCCTTAATCCTATCGATAAATATTCCGCTTCTCATGTGGGAATTGTTGAGGCAGTAAGCGGCAACACACTGACTACACTTGAAGGAAATGTTGAGGGCTGGGGTGACAACTGGGCTTGCAATTCTACTTTCAAACGCAAGACAAGGTATCTGAATGACAGCAGTGTATATGCTTTTTTCAGACCAAAATGGAAGGATAATACTTCGACAGGAACAACTGCAAACAAAACAAGCATCGCAAAGAAAACCGTTGATGAGCTTGCAAAGGAAGTAATCGCAGGAAAATGGTCTGCCGGAGATGAGCGTAAGACAAAGCTGACCGCTGCCGGATATGATTATTCCGCCGTGCAGAACAGGGTCAATGAACTGATGTCCGGCTCAACACAGAAGAAGTCTGTGGAGACCCTCGCCCGTGAGGTTATTCAGGGTAAGTGGGGCAACGGTGAGGAGCGCAGACAGAAGCTCACAGCCGCAGGCTATAACTATTCTGCCGTGCAGAGCAGAGTAAACGAACTGATGAGATAAGGAGGAATCTGACTATGACTATTATGCAGATGATCGAAAAAAGAAATAAGGCAATCGAGGCAGCCCGTGCTTTTGCGGCTGCCCACAAGAATGAAAACAACACGCTCAACGATGCAGACTATG